ATCTACCTCACGGCTCCCATGTTGTGCCCGGTGTCGGCTCAGTCGAGCGCGGCTTCCGCAGCGAGGCCGAGACTTTGCGGGCGAAGGTGAACTAGATATGAACAGTAGAGCCAGAAGACGACGCAACCGACTCATCTTCCGGGTTGCAATGTCGATCTACATTCCATGCGGTGTTTTCGTTTGCTTCTATGGACTCTGGATTGTGTTCCAACAACTAAGTTTCTAATCCAACCGAGAGGTCCACAAACCGGGGGCGGCAATGGTGCTGCCCCCACCAACCCAGAAGAAAGGAACCCAGCCATGCCTAACCCCTTTGGAAAGACAGTGAAGAAAGAAGCGCCTTATGCGGTATACACCGGTCCCGGCAATTGGGAGTGGCGCGTCCTGAAGACGTACCAGATGCCGAGTAAGGAACGGGCTAATCAATACGCCCGGTGGTTCGTGGCTGCGAAGTCGCCGTTTACTTATGGCTCATACGAGATGGGCGACACCTACATTGCAGACATCATGACGCACGGTGTCCTGATCGAAGCAACGCCCGAATGGTTGGCGGCTTACTCGCAAGAAGGCGCACCTAAGCCTGATACGCCATAGGCCAACGGGCCGGGGGACTAGGGGACGCGGGTCCCTTGGTCCCCTAGGACCCGTCGGGTCGGGGCGAAAAAAAAGTCGGGCACCCCCCTCTGGGGGCTTGACACACCGGGTTTCGCGTAGCGTATCCCCCACCCATAACCCTAGAAAAAATCGAGATTCGGGTATTCCCTACCGATAATCCTGAGAAAAATATCGAATGCCGTACATCCCTATCTTATGGCACTAGTCGGAACCCAAGCCCAAGATTTCCTGAACCTCTCGATCCACATCCCATTGGGGTTCTTGATGATCGACTTGCTGGATGTGTCTTGTGTCTGTTTCGATCCAGACTGTTGCTCCGCAGGAGAGTGGCTTTTCCGGGCTGTAGACGATTTGGCACGGGCCATCGATGTTCACGCTGCTAGCTTTGATGTTTTTCCTGCTGGTCTTGATGGTCAGGGTAGGTTCCTTGAGGCCGGATTTTCTGTTCGACCGAATGATGTGCTGGTTAACATGGATTCTGGCCTTCAAGGGACTCCTCCAAAAGACTCGCTCTATAGGGCTGCTGTTCGTGTCAAATGGCTCGCTCGTCGTAGATGCTGATCTGGATCATTGACAGAACCAAGATACACTAATCTTCGCGTATGTCAAACCGTGTATTGGGATGATCCGGGTAGTTGACGATTACCTTCCCTTCGGGGCAGTCGTAGTAGATGTAGGCGACTAGGGTGGCCTCGCCGGGAGCAACATCCCCCGGATTGTCTATGGTAATCCTGTAGGCAAAGGTATCGATGCGGTGCGTGGCTGGCCCCATGAACTTTGAAATCGAGGGCGTAGCCTTGTGAATGATGTTCTTGCTGTCCCGGACATCGACCACGAAGTCCTCCACAGTGCAGTCGTCCCGGTGCTTCTCCCGCGCTACCGAAACCTGAAACTCCCCACTCACCGGGCCATCGGAAATCTCGAAGTACTCCGGGTGCCAAGTGAGGATGTCTCCATGAAGGAGGCCAAGTTGATCGATGACAACCCACACGCCGCCAATGGCTGCCGACGCGCCGGTAACAATCTGGATCAGCCTGCTGACCCAGTCCCCTCGAAACAACTTGGACATCCCCAATCATAGCACAGTCTCTATTCCGCAGCAGCCTTCTTGTCGTAGTAAGCCACCGTCTTCTTCCATTTCTTGTGCAACGTCTGCGCCCGCTTGAGGCGTGTCTCAGCTTTCCGCAAATTGGCGCGGGCGCGAGCCTCTCTCAGAGCAGTCTTAGGTTCCTTGACCCGCTCTTTCGGCTTGAGAGAGCCGTTGAGCCAGTCTTTTTCAAGGACGTAGCGGGTCATCTCAAGCTCAAGCCGCTCCTGCGTCGGATCGTGCGGGCGCTTGGACGGATACCTCCTCCTGTTAACCATGTGACTAACGTCGTGAACGAGCCGTCGCCAGCCCCCGTGCAGATTGTCCTTGTTCTTTGCAGACACCCAGACACGCCGGACTCTGATTCGCGGCTCATATTTGGGCGAATAAAAGTGAGACCAGAGCTTTCTTGCCGCCCGCTCAGCCTCAGTGTGAGTGAGTTGGGGAAGCCCTTTGGGCCACGACCCATTTACTTCTTGATATCGCATTTGAAACCCTCCATTGGTTACCCCACCATCATACAGTAAAATAAGTATATGTCAAATTATTTTTTTTACAAAAAGTGGTTCACCATTCCCAAACCTTGTGCTACAATTAGGGTATAGGCATTGAAGAAAGGATTATCCCATGAGGCCGCTCTATGAGCGGGCCGGTGATCTGACGAACGAACGTCAGGTCGCCGACCATCTCGGCAAGCTGTACAAATCAGAAATGATGAAGCTGCCGATAAAGTACGGACTGGATTACGCAGCAGTCAGGGGTTCGGAGATACGATCTTGGATCGAAATCAAATGCCGCAAGAACGAGATGAAAAGGTACCCTACCTACATCATCTCTCTCGACAAGATTCTGGCCGCACGACGCCTGACCCAAACCACGGCCCTGCCGTCAATCCTGTTCGTGCGCTGGACTGATTCACTGGGATTTGTCAATTTGTGCAACCAGTTCAGCTACGAAAAGGGCGGCAGAGTCGACCGCAATGACTGGCAAGACGTAGAACCAGTCGCAGCAATACCACTCGAAAACTTCCAACTCATAAAATGGAGTCAAAATGATCCGCAACGAAATCCTTAAGCGGGCACTACGTTTGGTTACTCAAGACCGAGAGGGAACCCACGGCAACCCATCTGCCCTATTTGCAGACATCTCGCGCTACTGGAACATCTATCTGCATGGCAGAAATGGCCCGATCAGCGAAAGCGATGTTGCGATGCTTAACCTCCTTCAGAAGGTCGCCAGAACACAGCACGGCAGCTTCAACGAAGACGACTACATCGACATGGCAGGATACGCCTCACTGGCCGCAGAACTGAAGACACTCGAATGAGCTACCAGACCCCGATCTATGCTGGAGGACACCACAACGTCACCCATGTTGACGTAGGTACCCTGTCCCTCCTGAAGACCCTCGGATGCCGCACCCTGCTAGATGTGGGGTGCGGTGTAGGGGGACAGGTCATAGCGGCCCAGAAAGCCGGTTTTAAGGCGTTTGGGATCGATGTGGACCCTGAGGTACTCGGACCCCCAAACATCGCTCTGATAGACCTCTGCAAGGCTCCTGTAGCCTTCCCGGAACCATTCGATGTGGTCTGGTCTATTGAGGTAGCCGAACACATACCGGAAGAACACGCCGGTAAATTCCTAGATACCGTCTGCGGCAATGCCGGTCGCATCCTCATCATGACCGCGAGTCAGGTTCCCATGCCGGGACACCTGAACCTGAAACCCAGAGAGTGGTGGATTCACCATGCAGAGATGCGGGCCATGCAGTATTCCCCGGAGTTAACCGCTATGGTCCTGCGTTTTTCTACTATGAAACGGGAGTTTCTGAAGGAAACCGGGATGGTCTTCCTCAATCTGGCAAGCTAGGGTTCTGGATTGGACCGAGAAAAAACGGAAAATGGCCTAATTAGCGCCCTTGACCGTTGTATTTCTTCCAATTCCTAAGTTTGTTTTTGTTTTTTGGCCGTGAACGGACACTATTTCCTATCGAAGTCTTCTTTTTGATGGGAATTGGGTGCCAAGCGGCCTCTTTTACCCTACTAGCCACGCTTTTTTCTCCTCAGGGGGGCGACTCTGCGGGGCTTACCAGCCGGTTGCCCCAGTTTCGTCTTCTGTCTGACCCTCGAACGCTTTTCTTTTGCGCTCATTTCCCCAGCCGTCTTCGGTGTTTTTGAGGAGACCCGCTTCTTGGGGCGGCAATACGGCGTTCCTCGCTTCTCCCCTTCCTGACGACCGCAGGGCTTTCCGGTACGGACATCGACCCACTCTTCCTTGAACCACCTTTTGAGCGCAGCGCCCTTCTTGGTCTTGCGAACCCGGCCCCCGCTCTTGAGTTGCTTGGACATGTCTGTGCGGTTGATAGCCATTATTTTTTTCGATCATTGATGATCTGGAAAAGCGCAGAGACCTTCTCTTCCAGAACACGGACACGCACAGTGATCTCGGCCCTGAATGCAACAGCAAGAGCCGCAACCACAATAACGCCCGATACAATCGGCCAAAAATTCACGAACTCGTCCATCAGAACTCTTTGTATCGCTTCCGTCTGCTGGGCCTTACCGCACCGCATCCCTTGGTCATGGAGCCACCATCAGCCATTTTCTTGGCCTTGTTGCCCCAGTTCTTGGCCCCAACCTTACGGCATTTGGCAATAGCCCCGGATGCGTAAGCACTGGGGAATACGCGATATCTTGCTTTTACTTTGCTGTAGCAAGCGTCTTTTTTCGATGACTCTGCCATGTCACTCAGCCTCTTTCGCCGGGACTATAGCACTACTTGCTTTTACTTTCTTGTTTTTTGAAACATCCCTGAGAGGCTTCTTAGGTGCGCCTCGCTTGCCATTGGCATTCCCCTTCTCTGGATTGTCATGGTCATCTCGTTTTCTGGAACGTCTATTTCGACCACATAATCCAGAGGGGCCTTTCTGCTCGCCCTTTCGGAGAGACACGACATTCTGTTTTTCATTTTCCTGAACAGACCAAGAGAGTAACCCGGCGGTGGGGAAGTTTA